GGATGGTTTATGTCAAAGTTTAGGCAAGGAGAATTCACTAACACACGATATTGACAATCGTTGTTTTCCATATATCCAATTTGACTGTCTCCAGTTAATGGATTAGTAATATAAAATATATGCTTATTCTGCTCAACAATGAAATGATCTCCAATTAGTACAAAACTTTCTGGGAATTTTACACAAAATTCATTCCCCAACTCATTTTGATAATTAACAGAATTTGAATCAAAGTTTTCAACAGCAGCATTGAGTGCGTAAGTAAGCTTACCTTTTTGAATTTGATTGAGTGTTTGATCTAAATTCAGTCCAGTTGTAGCATTATTAAACTCCTGCTTTACATTACTTTCTTCTTGCTCAGCCATAAATATTAATTATTTCTTCTTCTTCCGTAACGATTGGTTCTGTTTGGAAGCTCGTACATCTGAAACCTGTTCAAACCTTGCTTAATCCTTTGCTGTTTTGTATATGGGTCTTGTTTTCTCAACTCCATATCAGCCATTATAAATGCTTCATCCGATAAGCTTTTATAATAATTTAACTTTTGCATCAATTGATTAAACGTTTCATCATTAGTTTGATTTGTTAAAATCTCAAATACTTTATACTTGATAAAATGTTCTAAATATTCTCTTACACGATAGTTGTCAGGAATTAATTGATTTCCAAGATTATCATAATCTTGAGCATAAAAAATAAAATGGACAATTCCATTTCTAAAATTGGTTACAAATTTATTATCTCTAATATCAAATGAATCATATGAAGATGCTCCTGGAGTAGAATTATTTATTGGCGCAAGATTTTCATCAGCATTCCAAGCATTTGTATAACTGACATCACAATGACTTCTAGCAGATATATTACCAGGTTTAAGAAGATACTCTTTCTGGTATGTCATAGAAACCTCATTATTCGTCTTGTAAACAGCTTGAATTAATTCAGGCATACAAGTTCCATCACAAAGAGGTTCGTTGCAAGAAGGATTGTTACAAGCGTTCCCTTGGATTGTTAAAGGTGACACTTGAATAGTTGTCTGTGTAGCAGCTTGTGAATAGAAAGAATTAGCTGATTGATATGGAAAACCATTGATTTGTGTACACATCCACGCTTCACGTACAGCATGAAAATTATCTGGAAGTCTTGCTTGGAAGTCTTCAATGATTAATGCTGATTCAGAAATAACGTAAGTGGCCCTTCCTAACTTTCTTAGACATTTATCTAAATAGGTTGGAAATAATAAATCATCCACTGCACCAGTATCAAAGTAGCTTTTCAACTCTTCCTTTACTGTAGCGTAGATTGAATCTGGACTTACGAATTGATATTTATAATAGTATGACATTTCTAATTAATTAACCACGTTGCGTATGTATGCTGGTATTTCTCGTCAACTTTCAAATAATGATTCAACAATCTTGAATTATTTCTTGATGGTTTAAAATACCATAAATCAGAATACTTAAATCTTGTAGTTGCTAAATGTTTAAACCATATCCATCCAAAGAAATACCCTTCTGTATGATAATTGAAATTATAAATATACTTTCCCTTCTCTCTAGTTTTTTTCCAATCAATAGCTAAGTTTACATATTCTTTACCATCAGCAACCTTTACTTTTTTTCTTTTTCTTTTATTAATTGCAAACTCTCCTAAACCAGACGGAAGTTTAATCTTCTCACCAGTTTCAAGAATGTGTTCAGCAAACATGTAATTGAATCCGTATATAATTTTTTTCCAATCATCATATAGTAGATTGATATCAGGATTCTTAGTTTTAAAATCTAGATAATTATCTCTCGAACCACTTCTCCAATCTACTGCTGTTCTCATCTAAATTGTGGAGAGTTTGGTGATTGACCATCAATTCCATCATCTGTCATATCAGTTTTCAGGTTGAAATATGTTTGTAAAAGCTTTTGTGAGACTAAGTCTAACACTTGCTTTTCAAGATATCCAGGTAATGAAAATTCTTTATCTAGAGGATTTTTACAGAGTTGATCCGTAGTGTAGTTAGGAGTTCCGCAACCACAATCAGGATACATAACATTATTTGGTATATCTCCTTCAAAGAGTGCTACCAATCTAATAGCTTGTAGGGATGGATTACTAACGTAAATATAATCATTTGAAATCCAGAAATACTCTTCTTTTTTAATTACAGGAAGTTTCAATAAATTAAGGTATCTATTGATAGTTATTTCTTTTACTTTCTTACCTTTTCCAGATAGTGCATTTATTGAATACACACCTTGAATAACGTATTGGTAGTTTCCTTCAGATATTTTAGGAAGTTTATGTGTAGATCTTGCTACCGTGCATTCATCTACATAATCACAACATTCTGAAATTGGAACTTCGCACAATTCAAGACATGGGATTGTTGTAAAAAGTGTATCAGTAGCCCAAAGCTTTCTAAGATTTGTTTCTCTTTTTATCAACAGTAATGAATTATTTCTAACCTCAGAACCTATTGCTCTATCAGTAATTGAGCTATCTGTGGATAAGAGTTTGTGCATAGATCGCACATCAGATATTAATTTTCTTAAAGTAGACATTTCACTGTTGTTGATTTTTAGAATTATATGTATTCAAATTTAATCAAAATCTAATTATTTACATGATTCATTTATTGGCTGGAACTGTCGGCCAAATAATATCAAATGGATTATTTTGGTTAATTACGTTTCTTAAATTTTGTCTGTAAATCATCCATTTATTTTTTTCTTCTATTGTTAATGGAGAATCTTGCAACTGAGTCCAATCTGATTGAGAAAGATATTGATTTCGAATTAATTTTATTTGATTCCACTGAACATCTAATCTTTCTTCAATTTCTTCTTGCGTAGCATCAGTGACAATCCAATTCTGGAAATATTGACCATTGATTAATTGAGGAGTTCCCTCAGTGTAATTTTTGGTGTAGTCACTTCCTCTTCCTACAGGATATACGACATGAACATTGTAATTCAACAACGTCTCTATAGGTATAACATCAAAGAAAGATGTATTAGGATTTTCACTTCGAAGTTCTTCCAAGTTGTATGGATACCTAATGGACCCATCTTGATTTATTCTTAAGTACATCATAGTCCGTATCTTGATTTTTCTAGGTTAAAATTTCGTGTCACTTGAGATTGATTCAGTTCACATTTATACAATCGTATTATAGAAATATCAAATGCACCTTGACCTCCAGTTCCTTCTCCAGCATCTGCTACTCTCCAAGTTCGTTCGCTGTTTATGTAAATATCACTTGGAGAACCCACTGTATTGACAGCTGTCATTGATTGACTCACGCCATTTACATAAACCTTTAAATCTCTTGATATTCTAGTAAACACAAAATGCTTCCAATTTCCATCTATAACATCATTTGTGGTGTACATCCACTGAGCTCTTGATGCACCAACGTTTGTTATGGCAAATGATAATTTCTTACTTGCTGTAATGTTTCCGTTAACCTCAATTGTCCCTGCAATTGAAGACATCATTACCCCAGTGCTAGAATTTCTATTACCCATGATTCTTGCACTATGGTTGGCATTTGAAAACTTCACCCACACCTCAATAGAATAATCTCCACCTCCTACGAACCAAGGGTAAACAGTTGTTCCTGTAGTATTTATCCAATCATTTGTACCATCCAATACAAATTTTCCACCATCTGCTGATGAATAAGCTGTCCCATTTTGTAAGGTTCCGTTTGCTCCTGCTACTGATAAATCTGTAATAGCAGTTCCTGATCCTGGGTAAGAAGACGTATTACCTGCATCATACCACAATACTAAATTGTCTGTGACATCATTTAAGTCATAACAATTTTGAGAAGCATTTAAAACATTCTGTACTTCTTTAACTTTAGCTTCTGAAAGTGTTTGGTTGTTGTAAATCAAACACTCATTCATTTTGATTCTAGAGTATGTAGTTGAGTTGTCCCATCGTCCACCTAAAACAAAGCCAGTACCTAAAGAAGTATCGTATCCTACACCACGCATAGCAAACAGCTTGTGGCCTTCAATACTAGCTCTGTAATTTGCAGCTTGGTATAAATCAGGAGGATAACAGCTAGTGAAGTTATTATAACCTTCAAGTTCTTTCGATGTGTTTATGAAATAGTTTTCAGTAACACCTACATCAAAATAAACTCTAGTTAAATTTCCTGAAACAGAATCTCTAAATGCAAATAACCCATTGTTATTAGTAAAACCAGCAAGTTGATTTGCAACAGAAGCTGTGTTTTCTTCTGACCAAAAAATTGTGGATGTGTATCTGGTCATCATATTTGTTCCACTACCCCCACCTAAGTTTGTGTACCCTTCAATTGTTCCATTTCCAAATGGAATACACGCAACACCATTTGAAAAAGTCTGTAGAGTTCCAGATATAATTAACCTAGGCATATACCCAGTGTTACCTGAAAATATGTTACTAAGGTTTATGCTTCCAAATTGAGCATACCATGTGACAAGCCATCCAGTTCCTGCGCCTACAAAAGATTGCATGGCAGCAACATCAAGATAGTTATTAGAGCCAAACCCAATATCTTGTTCAGTATTGTCTGAGCTTCTTCTCACTCTAATGCAAGCACCTGTGTAGTCTGGATTACGTTTCCAAAATGACCAGCCATAGGTAGGATAGTCA